GATTTTCTGTTATAATAGACATTTTGTAAAATGTCTGTTATAAAGAAAAAAGCCCTACCAGCTATTTGAGCCAGTAGGGATGAATTAAATTTTAATATTTCTATTTTTTATTTTTTAGTTTTTGATATTTTGTTCAATACCGCTCAGAGCTTTAAGATCTCCATTAAGTTGTCCGATGATGCGGTTGAAGTCGTCATCATGGATACTGATTTCTGCAGCACCCGCATTGATTAGACTTTGTACTGTTTCAATGTGTCCGATACCAAATACTGTATCTCCTACAACTCCGAAGTAGCCTTGTTTACCTGAATGACTGCGCATAACTAACATTTTTTCTTTTCCTCTTTTCTTTGTGCTTGATTGCTGTGGTGCTGTTGCTTCTTGTGTGAATGGCAATTCAAACCAACCAACCATGCGTTGGCTTGGTGCGTTCCAATCAACATAACTAAATGTTCCATCACTTGATAGATTTCTACGAACTCTGCGAACCCATCCACCATTGTATAGAGCGTCTGCGTTACCGTCGATATTCTGTTCAATGGTTGTGATCGTTCCGTCTGCGTGCTCAGCGACCACAAATCCGATGTGTCCAAACGGATGATACGGAGAACAGTCAGCAACGAATACAGAGCCTACAGGCGGGTTATTAGAACCATTGAAGTATGTAACCCTAAGTCCCAATATAGAAGCTCTATCAAGACCGTCTATGGCGTTTAAGTAACTAAAATTAAGATTATACAATCCTTGGTACTGCAAGATGTTGTCGACTGCAGCAACACATTGCATAATGTTGCGTTCCGTTCCTCTGCCTTGTCTATTTCTAGCAAGGTTTAACAAACGGGACTCTACTGGTTTCCCAGTAGTTCAGACTATATCTTCAGTAAACCCTTAAACTATCGTTATTTTCTTTATTATGTTTCATTATCGCTTGTGTTCTGGCGTTGTGGGCTTCCTCGGCTGTGTCAAAAGTTCCAAGGTTCACTCTCTTGTTACGATTGACATTAAAGTAGGCTTGGTATTTGCCATTAGGTCTTGGTGATACTCCCGGAAAACCAGATTTTCCAGTATGAAAATTTCTGTTTCTACAATTTTCTTGCCTTGTCACCCAACGACAATTTTCTTTGTTGTAGTTACCGTTGTTATCAATTCTATCTAGCTGATGTTCTGGTGTCGGAGGTTCGCCCATGTCTTTGTAGAATGATAAAAAATCTTCTCGCCATTCTTCACACACGGTTATCCCTCGTCCGCCATAACGGTCATAATGCTGATAGGTTTTTTGGTAGCACCTCTTTTTCATTTCTCTCCAAGCGTTATATACTTTGGTTCCGTGCATTCCGTGTTTTTTTTGAAACATAATTGTACCTCGTATATTTGATACTTATATTATATCATATATGGAGTATTCTGTGTAGCATTTAGTTTACTGTCCTGTGCTGTCCGTCAGTTGACGGCTCTTAGTCGTTGAACCTTCCACCTCTTTTACCAAGGTGGCTCGGATGCTGATTTCCCAATCCATCAGATTTTCAAACTTTCACATCTGCCATTACTAGCTCTGTTGTAGTTCTGATGGCTTAAGGGATTCCCAGCAGTTCTCAGGATTAGGAGGCCAATGGCCGACCTCCATAGGGATTAGTTGGAACAGTTAGGCGTTGATCGACTACGCTATTTAGCGTATCTAGTAATTGTTTTTGAGTAGTCAAAAGACCGCCTCCTTTTTATTAATCTTCTTTTGGCTGATTGTAATCCAATGCTTGACGGCTGTCTGTCAAACCTGCTGTAGTCGGATCATTGACGATACCAACCAAGACAAGGAATGCAAACAGAACGTTGATGAAGACTAAAATCTTATCAATGGTAGCCCCAAACTCAAGCTTGATGCCGAAGATGTCAGCGAAAGCTTGGAAGAGCAAGGCAAGCGCTGGTACAAGAGCAAGCCAAAAGTTTTTGTTTTTCAAACGTACAGACCAGTTAATGTTTTTCATATTATATTTCCTCTTTTTCTTGTTATCGATTGCTAGTGATTAAGGTTTTAAGTTCTCTCACGTCTTCGCTCAAAACCTTAACTTGTTCCGCTAAGACTAAAATAGCCTTGTTCTGTTCATCGTGATTGTCTAAGCGTTTACTGGCCGAAGCTTTAAACTCTCTTAGATTCTCGATGTCCTTTTCCATGATGGTGTTTCTGTTCTCTTCTTTTGTGGCCCGATCCCTCATTGAGAGATACAGGCCTAAAACAGGGATTAGAGATAGCCCCAATTGTAAAATGAATCTTTCGTACCCTGGCATAAGCACCCCTTTCTACTCTTTAGGCATAGTCCAAGGGAAAGCTGCACCAACGCCAGCAAGTTCGAGCGAACCGCCTGTTTTAAACTCAGATACGGATTGGCCATCGTATGTAAAGTCTTTGTTGACTTGCACTAATACACGCTTGCCTTCTCCGTATTTCTCTTCGTGAGAAGCATCTTCAACGCTGAACACGTCATAAGCGTGATACAACTTGCCAGTTTTCGCTGGATCGATTAACTCCAGATAGCGTTTGTAAATTGTAGGGTCTACAGGGTTATCCTTGTTAGTTACCACGGCTAAAACAGTAGCTTCTGCCAATTTGGTCAGCTTGTCCACCTTTTCGTTTTGGCTAGACACTGATTTATCAAGCTCTTTAAACGCATACGCTGTATAATGTTCTTTAAAAAACTCTTGCTTAATCATTTCCAACAGCTCGTTTGCATCTTTGCGCGTATGGTCGCCTTCAAGCGGAAATGCAGCAGTCGCATAATACGGCTGTTGTTGGTAGATTGTTACAATTGTTTTAATAACCGTTCCGTCAGGGCCGTATTGACCTGACGCATCTTTTACTTCAAATGTCATTGATGAGTTTCTCCTTTCGCTTGTTCTTCTTCAAACTTAGCTCGCAACTCATCGTTGCGGGCTAGAACTGCTCTAAAGGCATCTAGCTCGCCTTGAACTGCTATGAGACGAGACTTATACTCTGACGCCTCAATGATTTTGTTAGCGAGCTGAATGCCTAAATCGTTGATAATATCTTGATTAATTTTATCTGTCATTATTTCTCCTTTTTTTTATAACTCAATATCGTACAGACCAGGGGAGCCTAGATTATTTCTTGAGAACCAATCCTTAACTTTTACGAAATTGTATTGTATTTGATACAAAATATCCACTAGAGATTTTGCGGGAGCGTCTCTGGTAAATGTATCTTTTACAAAGCGTACATTACCGACTAAAACAACCTCTCGCGCTCCAGGATCATTAAAAACCTTAATACCCGTAAAGCCTGCGTTTGGATCAAGACTACTGCTAGTGCCTACACCAAAAGCCCACGCTGCATAAGATGTACCGTTTCTTTGTGTTGGTGCTAAAAACGCATGCGTACCTCCTGAACTATAGACCAAGTTGTTGTAAGCTGATTTAAACTCAATCCTAGCCGTACCATTGTATGTAGTAACATTAGTATTGAGATTGATGACGGTATTTCCGTTGTTGCCTCGGATAATACCACCTTCATACTCTAGCCCTCTGAACGTTCCAGATGTTATACTTTTTGCGTTGAGATTAATTACATTGATTCGCGAGGCATTGAGCGTACCAGTGGTGATCTGGTCAGCTGTTATGCTCTCGATCGCAGCACTCTTAATACTAGCCCTATCCATCAGTGTCTCATTAGTAATGTGCGTCAACTTACCAGTAATGCGATTCCTGCCATCTGCGCCTAAATTAATACCAGAGATTATGTCTCCAGCAGAATTAAGGTTTTTGATAGCCCAAGAGCCCGCCAATTGAGTTTGGACGCTTCGAACGGCTTGGTCTACTTCCATCCGCTTGTTTACCTCAAAGTCAAATTTAGGCTCTCTACCTTCAACAACAATAGGCTTTTTGAGAAAAACGCTTTCTCCATTTAAGCCCGAGAACGAGATTTTAAGATAAACACCGTTAGAGCCTTTATAATAATAGCTAATGCCCGTCCATGTTCCGTAAATCGTATCACCTTGTCGTTTGTAGGATATAGATGATGATGCGTTCTCAGTGCCAATGGATACGGAAATATTACATTTATCAATGCCTTCAACAACGATTGAAAATGATAAATCCTTAACACTTTCTGGGATTCGATTTAACGGCAACCATACGGCATCATTAGACGTCAACCTTGAATTGGCGTGAAACTCCAATTTGCCAAAAGCGGAGAGGCCCGAACTTACAAGAGAAACCGTTGAAGTATCCCCTTTGCCAAAGTATTTCCTTACGTAATCTGACATGGTAAACGGATTGGCTACATAATTTGAAGACGTAAGCTCTTGATTAACTACCTTCGAGACTTCGGTCTGAAACAGGCTATCTGTCAACGTCATTCGAGCAATGTTCTGCTTGATCCCGTCTTCTGTCGTGCCAATAATGCGGTCATAGAGCCTTTGCGTCTCTGTAATAGACTGTATCTCTGTTCGTTTGGCATAGCCTGACTGCTCGACTGTGGACAAGACTGTATTAATGCCCTTGGCTGTCTCATCTCTGATTAGCTGGTTTATCTCTTGTCTTCTCTGCCCGTCTGCGTCAATGTAGCTCTTGGCTTCTGTGACAGTCGCCCTAATGCCGTCTAACGTGCGGTCTAATGTGGTTATCTTACCATTTAGCCACTCTGCGCCATCTTCTGGAGCTGGTTGCCACTTGCGATCGGTTGTGCCTTCATATAGGTCGAACTCGGTTAGGAATACACCAGACCATTTATCCGCTCCGTTGTTAGGCCCGCCATTAAAAATATAGACATAGCCTTCATCAAAATCCCCTGTATTAAATTTAAAGGATTTCTTGACAGCTTCTACGTGACTAAGAAATGGTATGGTCGTAGGGTTGAACAGCAATTCTTCGGATGTGTAGTCTTGCGTCTCACCTTTCTTACGCTTACGGATGTAGACCCTTAAACTCTTGGTGTTTCCTGAGTTAAAACCGAAGAAGTTCAGCATATAGGCTGTATTCTTCTTTAGCAAAAACCTCGGAGACTTCATCCAAGATACACCAGTCAAAGCAAACATCCGCTTCTGACCGTTGAAATAGAATACATGGCTCTGAAAGTTAACACTCTGAGTTTCCCAATACTGCAAGCCATCGTCCGCCCGTGAGTTGCGAATCATGTTCGGCCCGCCTGAGCCATTGGTCTGAAGCTCTAGAATCGTCTCTCTAATCCCGTCAGCAGTCTGCTTCATCTCGGCCTTGCTGACTGTGTTATCCAGTTGCTGACCAATGCGGACTAGGTTCTCGTCGTTGGTGCGTTGGTAGTCTGTGAGCTTATCTCTGGTTGATGTCGCTATATTTCGAGTTGAACGGTTGGCTTCTCGTTGGATTCGAAACTTTTTACCTAAAATTCCGTTGTCGTCATTATTAGCGTCTGAATATAGATGGGAGTTGATCTTATCCAGCAACTCTTGGCTATCAATGATTGCTCCAGCCTTTGTTAAGGCTTCCGAGGCTTTGTTCTCGACTTGTTGGATAGATTCTGTGGATTGTTTCAGCTTCTCGTCAATGTCTTTCTTGACTTTATCCACATCTTCGGTATCAATGCGTTTTTCCCACATCTCACCATTCCAGACGTACATGCGGTCATATTGTCCGTTTTTTTCAAACCACAAGTCACCAACCTTGTGCTCTACTCCCTCGGCTGGTTTCTGATACCAGACCTTGTTACCAGACGCATTTAAGAGATAATCAGGCAACCCGCTTTCAATGGCTTTCTGCCTGCTCTCTAGTGAGTCCATGCGACCTGATAGTCCTCCAGTCATTGCAGAGCGGATAGATTCACCGATGATACCAAATTCTACAGATTCGTTGCGCTCGTTGACAAAGTCATAAACAATTTTAGTGACTTTCGCATCGTCCTCTGTGATTCCAATAGATGGATAGTAGACGGGTACGATGTCGCAGAACTCCAGCTCCTCAATGATTTTATTATCTTGGTAATCAAGAGTGCTTGCCAAGTCCACGTACTCAATCTTGGTATTGATTTTAGGAGCGCCGATCTTATTGTGCTCCATAAATTTCAACGCCATAGCTCTCAGCTTGTCAGGGGTTGGGATTTCCTTTTCCTTAAACTCGCTGGAGAAGTCCACTACTTTTATACGTCGGTTAGCGTACATGCTGATGTACTTGCTGTCTACATAATCGCCTGGTATCGTGACTGTAACTGGAGCTGGTGTACTGTCACTTCCTTGGCTGTCTGGTGTGTAAGTAGCGAACGGATAGACCGAAGTATAAGACTCTTCGATAGATTCATCACTCTCAGCTGATATGATATTTCTACCGTATTCTAATACCGTAGGAGCTCTTCTACCAAGTTGCTTGTGCAATCTAACTGTCAGGTTGTCAAACTCATATTCACCGCCCCATACGTCCAAAATAGAGCCCTCAACACCACCGAGAGCAAGATGCGCGTTGGTCATCTTGTCTGCGGTAAATGATGTGCTCCCTGTTGTGTCAATGTCTGACCAAGTAGAAAAGCGATAGTCACCAATCAAATTATTAGCCCAGATAGCAAGAGCCACGGAAGCTGTACCGCTTAGGTTGATTCCGTGACGTACTGCCATATACTCTAACTTATGCTTGATGTGGCTACCATAGATTTTTAAAACTCCGCTACTGTCTTTGACAATTCTGGATATTTCGATAGTCTGATTCTTCGTCCGCAATCCAGCGTCTACCTTGATTTTCATTTCTTTTTCTAGCACAGAAGCTAGAGGGCCGTTAGCCGGATACTCCGCATAAAACGTGTAGAGACCGTTTCTCTCACGGGTGACGTTACCTGTTGTTACATCAATTTCTCCCAATCCGTAGGTGTCGAATTGTTGCTCATTCTTATTAAATAAAATAGGCTTCAAATCTTCACCCCCCAGTTTGGAATTATCGAAACTGTAAAATTGCCATCCCATGAAATACGGTTATTTTTTGGCTCTAAGTAAGGCATCTTATATTGTGGCGCTCTGACCACCTTATCCCAAGCAGGAAGGCCTCCGCTGTAGACTTGGTTGGTCTGCATGTCAAGGGTGATTCCTCCTTGGATATCTTTCAGTTTAGTCTGCCTGCCGTTGATTGTAATAGTGGTCGTTCCATTCCCAGATATAATAATCACAGGCTTTGCGTTGACGTTGCCCTTCCCTTGGATAGTCTGACCATTCGACACAGTCAAGCGATCCCTACCGTCTTTGTAAAACTTGATAGGATGGCAAAGGAAGTTTAATTTAACGCTACCAAACTGTCTTAGAATCTCGGAGATAGAAAACGTCTCAAGAAATGCTGCACGGTATACGAAGTCGGAATCCCATGAGAGAATCAAGTCTTTGTAGCCATTAACAGCAAGCCAGTCCGTCAAGCGCTCCCCAATTTTGGTTAAGTCGCTCTTGGTAATTATCCGAAACGGGAACTCTTTAGTTACTGGATTCAATCGATTATTGTCAATAAGCAAAACACCATCTCGGCCAGAGACGGTGACTTGACTAATATCTTTACTTGCCGAACTGTGTTCGACTTCGTTTATTAAACGTAAATCAAAGTCTGTGCTTTTCTTTCCGTCAAAACTAATATAAGCCATACTAAATCATACGCCCCCTTTCTTGTCTGGTGTAGTATGCTAACTCTCTGATTAATCTACGCATGTTGTCAGGAGTAAAGAAGTCACTATTCACTTGTCCTGTAGCGTTAAGAGTGTA